AGAATTATTAATTTATTTACACTGTATAGGTTTTTTTAGTAAAAAAGATTTTAAAGCAGGTAGTTATTCATATAGCTGGGACAATAGAAGATGGAACAGATTATTAAAAGAAGACTGGATAGTTGTCTGGAGAAAAAGAAACAGATCTACTCAGATGTTTAACATATATCAAGTTTCATTTAAATGCAAACAGTTAATAAGTAGAATATATAGAATAATGACTGGTGAAGATGATTTACCTGTAAGTAAAAGAAGAAATAAATTAATAGCTGGTAACACTTATACTGACAAGGTATTAACTAAAGCTATATATAACGTAAATAAAGATAAAGAAAGATGAGCAATAGTCCATTAAACGTAAACCTAAGCAGTTTAGCTAGAAGTATACTAGGAAGAAGAGGTAGAGGAACTCAAAACGCAAGACAGTTTCAAGAATCTACAACTGAAAGTTTAGAAGGTATATCAGAGCAACTTAAAAGCATAGGAGCTCAACCAGATCCTTCTAAGGTAGATAATCAAGTAGATCCTGCTGCTCCAGTAGGTGAAGTCGATCCTGCCGTAGCTGCTGTTCCAGAACAAATTGGAGCTATGGGTGAAACTGTAGAAGAAGAAGGAAGCGCTTTAGCTTTAATGAAAAAATATAAAGGAAGTTGTAAACTAAAAAAAAGATAAATTATGCACCACGGAAAGTATGATCCATCAATGGAAAAATTGAAACCAGGCACTAAGGTTGGTATTGTAGGTGAATCTCACGTATGGGATGGGCCATTAAACCAAGAAGGTAGAGCTCACGGAGTAGGTTCTAGCTCAGGTATAACAGGAATGCAAGTACTAAAAGCACCAACAACATATAAAGCAGGACCAATAACAAGTATTGCTAAAGCTTATAAATAGTGAGATCTCCGTTTTATAAAGAAGGATTTCCTGAAATAAAACCAGAGAACAAAGGTAAGTTTACAGCTTGGGCTAAAAAGAACGGCTTTAAAGATGCTTGCTCAGCTGCATCATCAGTTATGTCAAGTAAAGATAAATACAGCGAAGAAGTTGTCAAAATGGCAAACTACGCAAACAACTTTGGTTGTAAAAATAAAAAATAAAAAACAAAATTATGGCATTTTCATCACCATTTATGGCAAAGAGTCCTTTACACGAACACGAGGCAGGGCATGTAGAAGAAAAAAAAGAAACTAAAAAACCAAAGCAAGAAATGGATCAAGCAACTAAAGATTCATTACAACAGAAAGCTTGTAAAAGAGGAAAACCTTTTTATAGTAGCAAACATGGTAAATACGTTGAATGTGAAGACGGCGTGTTAACTAACACACCTACAAATACATCAACATACGAAAAAATATAATATGGCATTTAGAATAAGTAGTCCTTTTTTAAAAAAAGAACCTTGCAAGATACCTTATCCTGGCAAAGAAGTTTACGAAGGAAAACACGGTGGCGTTATGACTAAAGAAATGGCTAAAGCCAATGCTAAAGCTAGATTAGCGTGCAATAAGAAAGATCCTAAGTACGTAGAAAACGAAAAGAAACAAAAAGAAAACGATCCAAACTACGATTCTGATAAAAAACCTAAGAAATAATGGCATTTAAAATAAGAAACTTTTATACAAACTCACCTTTGCACAACCACCACGACAAGAATAAAGTGGTTAAAGATCCTAAAGGAGATCCTGTAACTATAGTTAAGGGTAATCTAAGTCCTAATAGAGACTTAACAGAAGGTGAGATAAGAAGAAGAAAAAAGAAATTAGCAAAACTAAACTCAAAAGAAAGTTTATCTAAAAGAAAACAAAGAAAAAAGATAAAAATAGAAGACCAATTAAGTAGAGGTCAAGATGGAGAGAGTGATGCTGCTACTGAAAAAATGATTAAGTCAGGTTTGCTAATGAAAGAAAACTGTGCTGAGATGAAATCTAAAGCAGCAAAGCTTGACAAAGAGGTAAAAGCAATGAGAGCTGAAAGTAAAAAAACAGGTAAAGTAACTAATTGGGACGCTAAAGCCGATGAGTTATCTAGAATAAGAGAAAGAATAGCAACAAACTGTAAAAAATAAAAATTATGAGTTCACCATTTTCACTAAAATTCCATTCAATTGGTAAAGATCCTTTAAAAATGCTAGGAGATCTTGATAAAGACGGCGTGATGTCAAGCTACGAACAAAAAAGACAAGACGCTATAGAAGCAAATACACCTGCTACTATGAAAGGTTCACCAGCACATAGCCATGATCCTAAAAAATTAAAAGAGCTACAAGATAAATTAGCTAAAGTAAAAAAAGGAGAGATAGGAGCTGAAGGTCAAGGAGGTATAGATTATGAACTACAAAACACTGTAGAAAATCAAATAAAAGAAGCTAAGAAAGATCACGGCGAGAAAAAAAAACTGAAGTAAGTAGCAAAACTACTCCGCTGCAAGCAGGAGGTTATGCAGGTGGAGGTATTGGTGCAAGAGCTAGTAAAGCACATCATTATCAAAACTTATTTAACAAAATAGAAGCTGGCACAAAAGAGTATTTAGCTAATAGTAAAGGAAAAAAAGTTGAAGCTGCTAAAGCGGATTCTACGACTAAAGCTCAGCAAGTAGCAGATGATACTCAAAAAGATATAACTGCAACACTAAACATGACACCAGCTGAGCGAGTTGCTAAATTAAACAAACAATATGGGGCATAAAGGACATTACGGAGAGTACAGCGGAAACGCAAAGTGGTCAAAGGTTACAAACAGTAACATGGGAGCTACAAAAAGAGATGATGAGGCTCATATGGATTATCTTAAACAAGATATAAAATATGACAATAAACACGGGCATAGCGATGAAAAAATGACTGCTGATGAAAAGCACATATCTAAACTAGCTGGAGACTTAAAGTATGATGAAAAAAAGCATGGATCACCTGCTAAGCATGATACCTTTGATGACCCTCACAAGCATATAGCTGGTGGTACGTATAGAAAAGCAGATGATAAAGAACCAAAAAATAGTTTATCACCAGTTAAAAACGCTATGAAAACAGGTGAGAATAAATGGACATCTCACGCTGATTTAGCTAAAATGCCTTCAAAAGATATGTACAATCGTCATATGGCAGGACATAAATAAAATAAAAACTTATAAATAACTAATTATGGAATCAATCAAACAAGAAAAAAGCAACCTAATGAGTGATAACCCAGTAGCTAAAGACGCTAGTGGAGCAAGAGGTGGATCGTTTATGTCTAAGCATTGCTGCTCAACATCAAGATTATCACCTATCAAACATTGTGGACCTGCTCATAAATAACAGTAGGGAACTGTAAAACCCAAGTCAAACAACAACAACAACAAAAACAAAAACAAAAACAAAATGGCAAAATTTATTAAATTTAAAATTTCTAATGCAACTACTTTAGCTGCAGGAGGAGACTACGCAAGAGACGTACTCGTTAATATTGACGATATTGAAAACGTAGCTGATGCTGTGAACACTGGTGTTTACACTGCAATTGTAACGCTAAAAGGAATCGTAGGATTAGATAACGAAGCTGCTGATGCAACTATTGGTGGTAGAATACTTACTTTAACTGTATCTACTTCCGCTACTACCGCTGTAAATCCAACAGCTATTACAGTTAGTGGAAATATGCCCTCACAAGCTATTATAAAAGCTATGACTGCAAACCCAGGTGGTGTTGCTGCAAGTGCTCAATTAGGCTTAGATGGTGGTGGTGTAAGACCAGCTGATGACCAAATGTATTGGTCAAGTGCTGTATTCAGTTCTGACAACACTTTATAAACTAACTTATGATATCTAGAGGTTTAGGTGACGACATAGAGAAGTTTACAAAAGCTTCTGGTATTAAAAAATTAGTTGATAATGTATCAAAAGGTTTAAACATTCCCTGCGGCTGCTCAGGTCGTAGGGATGCTTTAAACAAAGTATTTCCTTATAAAAAATAATATGGCTTTTAAATTAAACAATCCACCTTATGTAGTAGATAACACTCCTGTATACAATGTAGATATGGAAGAAGGTGTTTTAGGTAAAGCCAATAACAACGGTACTATAATTATAAACAAAGATTTAGACCCAAATCAAATAGACGACGTTGTTGCTCATGAAAAAATACACATAGAGCAAATGAAACGTGGTGATTTAGATTACGACGACAAAAACGTTTATTGGAAAGGAAAGAAATATTCCAGATCTGATATGGAAGAAGGTGCTAAGGACCTTCCGTGGGAAGCAGAAGCTTACAAAAGATCAAACACATGAAAAAAATTTGGGAATGGTTAAGTGGTAATGTCATCAAAGACGTTGGTGATGTTATTGATAAACTAACAACTACAGACGAGGAAAAGCTTAAAATTAAAAAAGAGATTCAAGTCATAGTTGAAAAAGCCTCTGCAGAAGCAGAAGACCAAATAACAAAACGTTGGGAATCAGATATGACATCAGATTCTTGGCTTAGTAAAAACACGCGTCCTATGGCGCTTATATTTTTATCATTTATGGCTATAGCTTTTATATGGGTTGATAGTCATCATGAAATATCCTTTACTGTAGAACAAGAGTGGATAGAATTATTAAAACAACTATTAACAACCGTGTATGTAGCTTATTTTGGCTCACGTGGTTTTGAAAAATATAAATCAATAAGTAATAAATAAATAAAAATGGGATATTTTAGTAGAGCAATAAGTATAACAAAAAGTGATACAATAAATTCTTTACCAGCATGGGAATTTATGAATCAAACAGGTACGCTAGGAACTTTTCTAGCTGGATCCTTAGTATATGTTGGTGGCGCAGGTGATGTCAATGTAATAGTAGCTGGTACATTAGGTCCACAGAACACGGTTGTAGATTTTCAAGCTATTACAGTTGGTGGAACTGGATACACAGGAGCTAACGGTGTTGCAACAACTGGAGGATCAGGAACTGGTTTAACAGTTAACACAACTGATACAAATAACGTTATAACCGCAGCTGTAGTAAATGCAGCAGGTAGTGGATATAAGGTTGGAGACGTAGTAACAATAAGCGGTGGAAATGGAAACGCAAAATTAACTATTGCTGATGTAAAAAGCTTATTACCTTTAGTTTCTCAAGGTGTTGAGTTTTCTGGATTACAACCTGGTGACACAATGCCAGTGTATGTTGATTACGTTTTAAGCACAAACACTAGCGCAACTTTATTAGTAGCAGGAAGAGAATCATCATTAGGGTAAATAACTAATATATAGGTGACTATATAAATAAGAATATATATAAACAATTAAATTAAATTAAATGAAAAAAGCAGAAGAAACAGCTAAGGCAATGATTACTGAAGAACAGTTAAAATTATTGCAAGAGCAACAAGGTAAATTAAACGAAATGCTAAGAACTGTTGGTGTTCTTGAAGTACAAAAAGAAAATGTATTACAAGACGTTAGCAAGTTAAGCAAAGAAATTGAAGCTACTAAGAAAGAGTTAGAAGAAGAGTATGGTCAGGTTAATATAAATCTACAAGACGGTACGTATGAGGATATAGTAGAAGAAGATGCAAAATAATATTAGAAAGATTAGTATTGGGTCAGACTATAAGAACGATGCTATGCATTATTCTGTAGGTCAGCAAGTATATGGTGGTCATGAAATATCACATATACTTTTTAAAGACTCAGACAACTCTTATAATATACACATCAAAAAAAACAACGAGGTATTGCCATGGAAGAAGTTTAATTCTAACATGGCTATATCTGTTGAGTATGATTTAGAATACTAATGAATAGTCTATATGATTTCATTGTTGAACCTCTAGGAGATAAGTACAGCAATACAGTTGAAGTAGATGGTAAAGAATTAGTTCTTAATACTAAAATAGAAGATTTTAAATTTGTAAATAGATTAGCTAAAGTAATTAAAACACCTTTAGCGTTTAATTTAAACATAAAAATTGGAGACATAGTAGTTGTACATCAAAACGTTTTTAGAGTGTTTTATGATATGAGAGGCGAAAAGAAAAAGAGTAGATCTTTTTTTCAAGATGACTTATATTTTTGTGCTATAGATCAAATATATTTATATAAAAATAAAGAAGGTTGGAACACCGTAGGTGATAGATGTTTTATAAAACCTATAAAAAGTAATCAGTCTCTAACGACTGATAAAGAACGTAGTCTTGTTGGTATACTTAGATATGGCAATAGCTCTTTAAATGACTTAGAAATAACCCCAGGAGACCTAGTTGGATATACACCTAAGGGTGAGTGGGAGTTTTTAGTTGAAAAAGAAAGACTTTATTGTATGAAATCAAATGATATTGTAATTAAGTATGAATACAAAGGAGACGAAGAAGAATATAATCCAAGCTGGGCACATAGCAGTTGAGGAATTAATTAAGGTAGCAAAAGAAGCTATTGTAGATTCTGATGATGATATATCTGCAGATAGACTTAAAAATGCAGCGGCTACAAAAAAGCTAGCTATATTTGACGCTTTTGAAATACTTAACAGAATTGAAACAGAAGAAGACTTGTTAAATGAAAAACCTAAAGAAGTAAAAGAAGAAAAGTCTTTTAGAGGTTTTGCAGAAGGTAGATCCAAGTAATGTACGAGCAAACTTTATATAGAGTATTAAAAGACCATATTAAGCCTAAGGTTCTAAAAAGAATGAACAGGTATAAAAAATGGGAATATGGCTATAACGCAGATCATGATATTGTTGTTATAAGTAAAACAGGTGAGATAGGAGAAATATACGAAATACAAAACTTAAAAATAGCTTTACCTAAAAAAGTTGATGTAGTTGAATTTGAAAATGATAAATGGACTTATTCTGAATACCCAAAAGAGTTAAAAAAAATTAAATCAGTATTTGACTGGGAAGATTACCCGTTAGATTTCAAAGAAAAATGGTATGACTATATTGATAAAGAATTTACAAGGCGTGAAGAAGGTTTTTGGTTTATTAGCAAAGGCATTCCCACTTACATTACTGGCACTTATTATATGTACTTGCAGTGGAGTAAGATTGACGTCGGGCAGCCAGACTTTAGGGAATCGAATAGATTATTCTACATATTTTGGGAAGCATGCAAATCCGATACCAGGTCATATGGAATGTGTTATCTTAAAAACCGTCGAAGCGGATTTTCATTTATGTCCTCAGCTGAATCGGTCAACCTTGCTACAATATCAACGGATTCACGGTTCGGCATATTGTCCAAATCTGGTGCCGATGCTAAAAAGATGTTCACAGATAAGGTCGTACCTATTTCCGTCAACTATCCCTTCTTTTTCAAACCGATCCAGGACGGTATGGACAGGCCAAAGACCGAACTCGCGTACAGAGTCCCTGCCTCCAAGTTCACCCGTAGAAAACTTGAAGCCAATGAGAAAACCCAGGAGATTACCGGCTTGGACACCACAATCGACTGGAAGAACACCGGCGACAACGCCTATGATGGGGAGAAACTCAAACTCCTCGTCCACGATGAATCCGGGAAGTGGGAAAAACCCAACAACATCCTCAACAACTGGCGTGTTACGAAAACCACCCTTAGATTAGGTAGTAGAGTAATTGGTAAGTGTATGATGGGATCAACATCAAATGCTTTAGACAAAGGAGGTAGAAATTTTAAAAAGCTTTACGATGATTCGGATGTTACAAAAAGAAACGCCAATGGACAGACTCGTTCAGGACTCTATTCTTTGTTCATACCTATGGAATGGAACTACGAAGGATACATTGATTCTTATGGCTTACCTGTATTCAATACACCAAAAAAAGAAGTAGAAGATCCACACGGGGTAAAAATAACACAAGGTGTAATAGAGTATTGGGACAATGAAGTTGAAGGTTTAAAAGATGATCAAGATGGTTTAAACGAATTTTATAGACAGTTTCCACGTACAACTAAGCACGCATTTAGAGACGAGTCTAAACAATCTTTATTTAATTTAACAAAAATATATCAACAGATAGATTATAATGAAGATGTACAAAATTCTACTCAGGTAACTCAAGGTAGTTTTCAATGGGAAAATGGACAAAAAGATACTAGAGTTATATTTGTACCAAATAAAAACGGAAGATTCTATGTTACATGGGTGCCAAACTCTGGTCTTCAAAATAAAAGATATATAAAAAACGGAATTAATTATCCGGGTAACGAACACTGTGGAGCGTTTGGTTGTGATCCTTATGATATATCCGGGACGGTTGACAAAAGAGGTTCTAACGGATCTTTACATGGTTTAACTAAGTTTAGCATGGAAGAAGTTCCACCAAATCATTTTTTTCTAGAGTACATAGCTAGACCACAAACCGCAGAAATATTTTTTGAAGATGTACTTATGGCTTGTGTATTTTATGGCATGCCGATATTAGTAGAAAACAATAAACCAAGATTATTATATTATTTTAAAAGAAGAGGTTACAGAGGTTTTGCTATGAATAGACCGGATAGAAAAAGAAATAAACTATCTGTAACAGAAAGAGAAATAGGTGGTATACCTAATTCTAGTGAAGATATAAAACAAGCTCACGCCTCTGCTATTGAAACATACATAGAAACATTTGTAGGTTTAAAAGAAACTGGTTATGGTGATGTTTATTTTCAAAGAACACTAGAAGACTGGGCGCAATTTGACGTAAACAACAGAACAAAGCATGATGCTTCAATTAGTTCTGGCTTAGCTTTAATGGCTTGCAATAAACATAGATACGCGCCATCTAATAAGCTTGAATTAAAACCAGTTAATTTAGGTATAAAAAAATACGATAACAAAGGAACTACATCAAAAATTTTAAGTTAATGAATATATATACTAACACCAATAGTGCTTTCCCTAGTCAAGTAGTGAGTGATGCTGAAAAAGCTAGCGTAGAATACGGGAGTCAGGTGGCAATGGCTATTGAATATGAGTGGTTTCGTCAAGGCAGAACTTCTGGTAACAGGTATTTAACTAATTGGAATCAATTTCACGAATTAAGATTATACGCTCGAGGTGAGCAGAGTATACAGAAATATAAAGATGAATTATCTATTAACGGTGATTTGTCTTATTTAAATTTAGACTGGAAGCCAGTTCCTATATTATCTAAATTTGTAGATATAGTTGTAAACGGTATATCTAATAAAAGCTATGATATAAAAGCTTATGCTCAAGATCCAGAATCTATAAAGAAAAGAACTGAGTACGCTTCTAAGCTTCAGGAAGATATGATAGCTAAAGAGTTTTTAGAAGAACTAAAAACAACGCTAGGTATTGATTTATATCAAAGTCCTAATCCAGATGTTTTACCTGAAACAAATGAAGAGTTAGAATTACACATGCAGTTAAGCTATAAACAGTCAATTGAAATAGCAGAGGAAGAAGCTATATCATCTGTGCTTGCTCAAAATAAATATGACTTAACAAAGAGAAGAGTAAACATGGACTTAACCGTCCTTGGTATCGCAGCTACTAAAACAAACTTTAATACAGCAGAAGGTATTACTGTTGACTACGTAGATCCAGCTTATATGGTTTATTCATACACTGAAGATCCTAACTTTGAGGACATATATTATGTAGGTGAAATAAAAGCTATAACTATACCAGAGCTTAAAAAAGAGTTTCCAGACATAACTGAAGAAGAATTAAAAAGAATACAAGCAACGCCTGGTAACAGATCTTATGTTACAGGATGGGGACAATACGATGAAAATACTGTTCAAGTATTATACTTTGATTACAAGACTTACTCTAATCAAGTATTTAAAATAAAAAACACAGATCAAGGTTTACAAAAAGCTTTAGAAAAAGATGACACGTTTAATCCTCCAGAAAATGATAGTTTTGAAAAAGTATCAAGATCTATAGAGGTATTATACAGTGGTGCTAAGGTTTTAGGTACTGACACTATGTTAAAATGGGAACTAGCTAAGAATATGTCTAGACCTATGGCTGATACTACTAAGGTTAGAATGAACTATAATATCTGTGCACCTAGAATATATAAAGGTCGTATAGAATCTTTAGTTAGCAAATGTATAGGTTTTGCTGATATGATTCAATTAACGCATTTAAAGCTACAACAAGTTATGTCTAGAATAGTACCTGATGGTGTTTATTTAGACATGGATGGTTTAGCTGAAGTTGACTTAGGCAATGGTACAAACTACAATCCTGCAGAAGCACTTAATATGTACTTCCAAACAGGTTCTATTGTAGGTAGATCACTTACACAAGACGGTGATATGAACTCCGGTAAAGTACCTATTCAAGAACTTAACAGTTCAAGTGGTCAAGGTAAGATACAAAGTTTAATACAAACTTACCAGTATTACTTACAAATGATACGTGACGTAACCGGACTTAACGAAGCTAGAGATGGTAGTACTCCAGACAAACAAACTTTAGTTGGCTTGCAAAAAATTGCAGCTAATGCTTCTAATGTAGCAACTAGACATATAAAACAAGCTAGTTTGTATCTTACGTTAATGACATCTGAAAATATAGCTTTAAAAATAGCTGATGCATTAGAGTTCCCTTTGACAGCAGCATCGTTAAAAAACTCTATATCTAATTACAATGTAAATACATTGATGGAGGTTTCTAATTTAAACCTACATGACTTTGGTATTTTTCTAGAATTAGAACCAGACGAAGAAGAGCAACAACAATTAGAGCAAAATATACAAGTTGCTTTACAAGGTGGTGGTATAGACTTAGAAGACGCTATAGACTTAAGACAAATTAAAAATCTTAAGTTAGCAAATCAAATGCTTAAAGTTAAGCGTAAGTCTAAAGCTAAACAAGATCAAGACAACCAACAAGCTAATATTAGAGCTCAAGCAGAATCTCAAGCTGATGCTGCTGAGAAAATAGCAATGACTGAGGTTCAAAAGCAAGAAGCTATATCTGGATCTAAGGTTCAGTTTGAACAAGCTACAAATCAAATGGAAATACAACGCATGGAGTTAGCATCTCAATTAAAACAACAAGAGATGCAGATGCAACATCAATTTGATATGCAATTAAAGCAAGCAGATTTAGAAGCTATGAAAACTAAAGAAGCTGCTATAGAAGACCGTAAAGACAAGCGTATAAAAATGGAAGGTACGCAACAAAGTAAGATGATTACACAAAGGCAAAACGAAATGTTGCCTATAGATTTTGAAGCACAAGGTGAAGAACAACCTATGGCTTAAACTATTTATTATTTAATTTTATTATATTATGGAAACAAAAACAAATGAACCTGTTAAACAGGAAGGTGAATTTAAATTAAAAAAGAAAGCACCAAAAAAATTTACAAAAACAAGTGATGAGCCTGTTAAAGTAAACATTAAAGAACCTTTGGTTGAATTAGAACCAGAAGTTAAAAAAGTAATAATACCTAAACAAAAAGAAGATGCCATTCAAATCGGAGAAACAGAGAAGGTATCTGTGGAAGAACCATCCGGAGATAGCGCAGAGGTGGGAGAACCTGTACAAAAGTCCGACGAGACTGTTGAAGGGTTTTCTCCGATCAAAGAAGTAACAGAGCAGCAAGTACAAGAAGTAAAAGAAGCAATAAGAGATGAGAAGGTTTTAGGTAAGCAATTACCAGAAAACATTGAAAAGCTTGTTTCTTTTATGGAAGAAACTGGTGGGACTATAGAAGATTATACTAGACTTAACGCTGATTATACTAACGTTGATGAAAACACTTTATTAAAAGAGTATTACAAAAAGACAAAACCTCATTTAGATGATGAGGAAATAGGTTTTATCATGGAAGATAACTTTGACTATGACACAGACCTTGACGAAGAACGAGATGTCCGTAAAAAGAAACTCGCTAAAAAAGAAGAGATTGCAAAAGCCAAAAACTTTTTAGAAGAAACTAAGAGAAAATACTACGACGAAATCAAGTTGAAATCGAACGTAACTCAGGATCAGCAAAAAGCTATGGACTTTTTTAATCGATATAACAAGCAGCAAGAAGTAGCTGAGCAACAACACGCAAAATTTAAAGAAAATACTAAAGCACATTTTAACGATAATTTCGAAGGTTTCGATATTAAAGTCGGTGAAAAAAGTTATAAGTATAATATTCAAAATCGCGATAAAGTTGCAGAAAACCAATCAAACATTAATAATCTAGTTGGGAAGTTCCTAGACAAAGAAGGTAATGTCACAGACACGAAAGGTTATCATAAAGCTATGTACGCCGCTGAAAACGTAGATAAAATCGCAGCTCATTTTTATGAGCAAGGTAAAGTAGATGCTGTAAAGCAAGTTGTAAATAAATCAAAAAACTTAAGTGACTCTCAAGCGAGATCAACTCAAGGTGATGTGTTTGTCAATGGCATGAAAGTGAAAGCTATATCAGGCGCGGATTCTGCAAAATTAAAAATTAAAACAAAAAGGTTTAACTAAAAAAAATTAACAAATTATGAGTTTATCTCCACAATTTGGTAGTATTGTACCTTCGCAAGCTCAACAAGCTTTAGCTTCAAATTACTTAGTATTTGATGGCGCTGCTGGCGGGAACTTCGCACAACAATATTTACCAGAAATTTACGAACAAGAAGTAGAGCGTTATGGAAACAGAACGTTATCTGGATTCTTAAGAATGGTTGGCGCTGAAATGCCAATGACAAGTGATCAAGTAATATGGTCAGAGCAAAATAGATTACACGTAGCGTACAATGGAATTACTGCAACTGCTGCAGGAGC